GAAGACATGAACCAGATGGGCGAAGCTACTGGATTGAAAATGCCTTATATCGTTACAATATTGGAGAAATCTGGTGAAGTATTATCGATCAAGAGGAATTTCAACGAAGCCGATCCGTTACGCAGTAAAATACCTTACTTTGTTCACTATAAGTTTTTGCCTGGTCTTGGCTTTTATGGCTTTGGTCTTACGCATATGATAGGAGGCTTATCAAGAGCCTCAACATCAATACTTAGACAATTAATAGACGCAGGAACATTATCAAATCTACCTGCTGGATTTAAAGCACGAGGTGCAAGAATAAGAGATGATGAAACACCTCTTAATCCTGGTGAGTTCAGAGATGTAGATATGGTTGGTATGGATTTACGTCAAGCCATAATGCCATTGCCATTTAAAGAACCATCACAAACTTTATATTCTCTTTTGGGAACATTAATTGATTCAGGTAGACGTTTTGCATCTATGGCTGATATGAAGGTGGGTGAGATGCAGGGCAATGCTCCTGTAGGCACGACAATGGCTATTATGGAACGTGGCACAAAAGTCATGTCTGCAATACATAAACGTCTGCATTACTCACAAAAAGTAGAATTTAAAATACTTGCAAGAATATTTGCAATGGGCGTGCCTATGTATCCGTATCAAGTGCCAGGTGCGCCCCCCGAAATCAAGCAAACTGATTTTGATCAAAGAATTGATGTATTGCCTGTATCAGATCCAAACATATTTTCTATGTCCCAACGTATTGCTTTGGCACAAACTCAATTACAATTAGCTCAAAGCAATCCTGATATACACGGACCTAATGGTATGTATCAGGCATATAGAAAGATGTATGAAGCATTGGGTGTGACTAATATTGATACAATAATACAGCCACCTCCACAACCAATGCCCATGAATCCAGCAAAGGAAAATCAAGAGGCACTTAGAGGTGCAAGATTACAGGCATTTCCAGAGCAAAATCATCAGGCACACATATCAGCACATTTAGCCATGATAGCCACACCCATTGCTCAATCAAATGCTTCAATCGTTATGACACTTCAAGGTCACATATCTGAGCATATAGCCATGATGTCTGAGATACAGGCACAACAAGAAATAAGTGCTAACATGACACCAGAGCAACAAGCCATGATGCAACAAGATCCAAATGCCATGCAACAATTTCAAACACAAGTTGCATCAAGATCTGCTGAGATAGCAAGTGAAGTTAGTGAACAATATGCACAATCTATTACTCCACCACCTTCTGAAGATCCTCTTGTATCTATAAGAAAACAAGAATTAGCATTAAGAGGGCAAGAAGTAGCTCAAAGACAGCAACAATTTGAAGTAGAGCAAGAGTTTAAAAAGGAAAAAGAAAGAAACGATGTATTACTTGATCAACAAAGACTTGATCAACAAGAAGAAATAGCAAATCAAAATGATCAAACAAAGAGAGATATAGCTTCTCTCAAAGAAATGAAAGGATAAACCATGTCAAGTTCTGTTAGAGAAAAGATTTATGTAGTTGAGAAACAAAAAAAAATTCAAAGGAGGATAGCAAAGGAGCAAGGTAATGCCGTTGAAAAAAGGCAAGAGCCAGAAAACAATCAGCCAGAATATAAGGAAATTGAGGTCGGAGAAATATCCACAGAAGCAAGCAATAGCAATAGCACTAACGAAAGCAGGGAAGAAAAAGTCAAAACCTCAAAGCCAAAAAAGAAAAGTAAAAAAACCACAAAAAAAACGTAGTGGTGGCATAATTAAAAGGTTTTCTGATATAGCTAAACCACAAAAATTTAAAGGTGTTTTTTAATGGAGGTTTATCATTGATCCTGCGACCATAGGTGTAGCCATAACGGCAGCAAATACTGCATTCAATGCAATTAAACGTGGGTTTCAAGCTGGACGTGAAATAGAGTCTATGGGCAGAGATTTAGGACGCTGGATGACAGCGTTAAGTGATATTGATAATGCAGAAAAATCTGCAAAAAATGCCTCTCCACTTAGAAAATTATTTAAAGGTAATGAAATAGAAGCCAGTGCTATCGAGGCATTTACAGCAAAAAAAAAATTAGAAGCCCAGCGTCAAGAGTTAAAGACTTTTATAAATTTTCACTACGGACCTAAATCTTGGAATGAAATTTTAGAGATGGAAGCTAAAATTAGGTTAGAAAGAAAAAAAGAAATATATGATAGACAACAATTTGTTAGAAAAATTTGGGAAGCCATAGGCTGGACTTTTTTAGCTTTTACAGTAGTAGGATTTTTGTTTTTTCTTGCTTGGGTTTATAAAGAGGGTAGAAGATGATTGAAAAACCAGTTAAATTAAAGATTGATGAAAATAGTTTTGAATTATCGCTAAGAATATTAGGTAATGAGTTCGTTGCTATAAAAATAGGATCAACTAATTTTAGTGGAAAACTTATTGCTGGTGGTGTTCTTTTATTATTTTTTACTTTAATATTATTAGAGGGTTTTGGCTTAAACGAAATTTTATTAAAATGAGTGTAGATACTTTTTTAAAATGGAAAATACTTCCTAGATTAATGATGTTGGTAAGCACATTAATGTCTTGGAGATGTGCAGAATGGTTCATGCAACTTGATTCACCAACTGCCAGTCAATCCGCGTTTGTATCAGTTGTCATGGGCGTTATGACAGGCGTTTTCGGTATTTGGATGGGTCACGAACATAAAGGGGATAGTCATGGTAGTAACGATAAGAAATGATTTATAAATGGCAAAAAAAGATCCAAAAACTGGTACAGGCAAAAAGCCTAAAGGTTCAGGTAGAAGACTCTATACTGATGAAAATCCAAAAGACACTGTTAGGATTAAATTTGCAACTCCTGCTGATGCTCGTGCAACAGTTGCAAAAGTTAAAAGAATTAATAAACCTTATGCTAGAAAAATTCAAATCCTTACTGTCATGGAACAAAGGGCAAAAGTAATGAAAAAAGCAGAGGTAGTTAGAATAGCTAAATCTGCAAAAGCATCTCTTAAACGTGCTAGAAAAAAATGACTGTATTTATGCTCATGTGTTATTTAAACGATATTTATAACGGAGGAGTGTACTTTAAAAATGTAAATGATTGCTTGTATTATTCAAAAAGATTAAGTGATCAAAACATAAATATTCCGAAAGAAGTTGAAAACTATCAATGTATGTGTAAAATCATACCAAATATTAATCCAAAAAGAGTGAAAGTGTACTAGGAGGTAGCCATGTTACAAGCACTTATAGGTCCTGTCACAGGACTTTTAGATAAATTTATCCCAGACGCAGATCAAAAAGCAAAGCTCGCCCACGAGATAGCCACGATGTCTGAAAAACACGCGCAGGAGGCTCTGCTTGCACAGTTAGAAATTAATAAAGCTGAAGCTGCTAGTGGTTCTATATTTAAGGGCGGCTGGCGACCAGCAGTTGGGTGGGTATGTGCGATTGCTTTCGCCTATCACTTTATCGTAAAAGACCTAATTATATTTGGTGCATCTTTTGCTGGTGCAGAGCTACCAGATTTGCCTGATTTTGATATGGGTACACTTTTAACTGTTCTCGGTGGAATGCTAGGAATTGGAGGACTCAGAACCTATGAGAAGCAAAAAGGCTTAACTAAGTAATGCAAGAGGAAAAAAAGAAAATTGCAATTTGTTGGATACATAAAATAGCAATGCAAGAAGTAGAGCATGAAGAGCCTATACCAGAGTATGGTATTTACACTTACAAAGAATACAAATGCCCTATGTGTATGACAACATTGAGGGAGAGTGATAATGGATGGAGTTAAATTAGCAGAGCATTTGTACAAGAACATACGTCAAAGAAAAGAACAATTAAGTGAGTCTTTGGCTGATGGAGCGATAGGATCAATGGAAGACTATCGAGCAATAACAGGTGAAATACGAGGTCTAACCTGGATTGAAGAAGAATTAAGAACCTCGATGAAAGGTATAGAAGATGACTAAAAAGTTGTATGTGCCAGATCGGATTTTGGCACAAAAAGCAGTAAATCCAACTCCAAAAGCCATATCAAAAGCTTTTGATAACAAAGAAGAAGCCAATAAAAACTCTAAAGATCCATCTAAACTAGATGTATCTATATTAGAAAGATTACCTCAACCAACAGGATATAGAATACTTGTAATTCCATATTATTTGTCTGAAAAGACAAAGGGAGGAATAATTATTCCTGATGCAACTAGAGATCGTGAGTCTTTTGCAACAGTTGTAGCTTACGTTGTTAAGCTAGGTGCTGATGCTTATCAAGATTCTGATAAATTCCCAAATGGAGCATACTGTTCTGAGAAGAATTGGGTGCTTATGGGTAGATATGCTGGAAATAGGTTCAAAGTGGATGGTCTTGAGCTAAGAATTATAAATGACGATAATATTATAGCAACAATACTTGACCCAGCAGATATTTCATATGTATAGTGGAGGTAATGATGAATGAAGTACAAGAAAATAAAGTAGAAGAAGTCTCTAACGAGAATGAATTTGTAGTGGAGCTTGATGAGAATCAAGAAACTGCTCCAAAAGAAACTGAATCTGAAAATAAAGAACAGACAATTGTTCGTACTGAAGAGTCTGACGAACATGAGTCTTATAGTGAGAAGGTTCAAAAAAGAATTGATGCACTAACTGCCAAAAGAAAAGCGGCAGAAGATGATGCAAACAATGCCATAACTTATGGTAAGCAGGTTGAAGAAGAGAACAAAAAACTCAGAAAGCAACTTGAAACATATACTAATGGTTACACTAATGAGTTTGACACACGAATACAATCTCAAGAAGCACAAGTCAAACAACTGTTAAAGGAGGCTTATGATGCTCAAGATGTTGAAAAAATTGCTGAAGCAAACTCTGCTCTTACTCAAGTCAATATTGAAAAAGAAAGACTTAGAGTTCTCAAGCAACAAAGAGAGCAAGAAAAAGCAACTCAAAAAAATGAGGGACAAAGCAGTCAAACGCAACAAGTAAAACAACCATCTATAGAAGATAATCCTAAAATAAAAGCATGGATTGCAAGAAACCCTTGGTATGGTAAAGATGATGAAATAGAGAAAAATTTAGCTTTAATGTTAGCTGATAAAAAGGTGTCAAATATGTATGATGCCACAGATGACAGATATTATGAAGAAATAGATAAAGAAATGGCTAAATTATTTCCATCAGATCAGAACAACAGTAATGTCCAAACTGTTGCACCTGTAAACGGCAGAGCTTCTGTCAAAACTGGACGAAAACAGAGAGTTGTTCTCAGCGAAAGTGAAAGAAGAACTGCTGATAAACTTGGTGTGCCATATGAGAAATATGCACAGCAAAAATTAAAATTGCAAAAAGGAGCATAAGATGGCTGATAGATCAAATCGAGAGTCTGCTACTCGTGAAAAACAGGAAAGAAATACTGATTGGAAGCCACCATCAACCCTTGATGCACCCGAAGCTCCTGTCGGGTATAAACACAGGTGGATCAGAGAACGTGTAATGGACTATGATGATAAATCAAATGTCTTTAAGCGAAGAAGAGAGGGATATGAATTAGTGCGTGCAGAGGAATATCCTGATTTCGAAACCCCAACAA